GCGGCGGCTGCGCCGCCGTGCGCGACGGCTTCGCCGCCGCGTTTAAAACCCAACACCCACTCATGCACCCTAGATACCGCATACACACCCGTCGCAGTCTCGACAACCCCGCGCACACGGTCTGCACGCGGCTCACCATAACGGTTAGGCTCGCGGCACTCCTCTTTGTACAAGATGACAGGCCGCTCATCGCGCTTGCAGTCCACCCCGCCCATCACCATCACAAACTTGCCCCAATCGCCCACATCGGCGGCGTGCGCCGCGCGGACAATATCACCGTCGCCCGATAAATCCTTCAGACGGCGCAGCTCGCGCCACACCCCGACAGGCGGCCCGCCCACCTGCTGAAACTGCCGAATCCCATGCGTCGACGCCCAGCACAACACCCGCTCCACCGTCTTAGTCACATCCGCCCCTTCCGCCTCATCGTCAAAGCCCACGCTCTCCCCGTAGGCGTTCTTCCCGTCAATATTTTTCGCGATATATTTGGCGATATAACCCGCCGCCGAACCGCGCCCCCAGTCAATCGCCTTGAAATCGACCCGCGCCTGCACCGCCTGAAAATCCGAATACTTCGCGCCATGCCAAAACTCCTTTTCCGTCAACATCCCCACACAAATTGCAGCCAGCGGACGCACCGCGCCGCCCAACCGCCGCTCGCCCGCCTGAATCTCACGCGCACGACCCAACCGCGCCTTGTTGGATAAAAAATAACTCAATCCCAGCTCGCCCCTATCCTCGCGGCACAAGTGCATCGCCACAATCTCGCGGAACCGCTTGCGCGCCTCAGCCGGCATAAAAAACAACCCATGCCAGTGCGGGCAGCCGTCATGATGCGGCTCGGCGACGCGGAAACCGTAAATCGGGATGCCCTCATCCTTTAAGGCCGCCCGAATCCGCGCCCACACCTTTTGCAGATAATTGGCCGCATCCCTCGGCGACGACCCGTCAAACTTAGGATTGACCGCGCCGGAAGCAGACATGCGCGCATGAAAGCGGCTCGGACACGTCATCGTCACAAACTCCCCGACATGCCCCAAATCCAGCGCAATCTTTTCAAACCCGGCAATCCGCACCATCAATCCCGCGTTACGGTTGCGTGGATTGGATTCCGACGCGGCCACAATGTCCACCAAATCAAAACGCTCGCCCAGCTCATTGATTAGCTCCATCGCCTCCAGCAAGGCCATGTTGCGGCGACGCTGCCCGCGCCACGTCTCCATCGCGTCATCACTCACATACAGCGCGGCACGGCGGTGCACGCCGCCGAAAGCCGAACGGATCAGATTCTCCCGCGCCCGCCCGAAGCCCTTGCGCAACTGCCGACCGACAAAACCCTTGTCGCACAACCGGCCAAGTACGCTTTCAGCCTCATGCTTGCCCGACAAAAAACGGCTGACCGCCACTCCGTCCGCCTCGGCGCGCGCGGCCAAAGCAATCAAACCGTGCCGCATCGCCGCATACTGCTGCCGCCCAACTTCTGCCGCACTCGCCCCCGCCTCATCGCCCAGACGGCCGATACTGCCCACCTGCCGATGCAGCTTGAGCGCGTCTCTGAAATAGCCCTTGCTCAGCCGCTCCGCCTCCTCGCGGATATCCACATCCGACGCATCCAAAGGCAGCGTAGCCGACCAAGCAAACAAAGGCCGCACAAACTCATGCAGCCAGCAATCGGCCGCATCCGGCCGACCGTCCGCCATCAACCCGCGCGCCGCACGCTTGCAGCCAGCACCGTTCGCACGTTTCAGCCATTCCCGCCGCACCCTTCCGGCCAGCGCGCGCGGCATACGCGACACCGCCTCAAAAGCGCGGGGCGACAACCGCACATACCGCCCGCGTTCGGCGTCGAACTCGGGGCGGTGGTAACGTATGGCGGACATCGCACGGGCTTCCATTTTTTTAAATCCGATTAAATTAAACTATTAAAACTTAAGAATATTTATGCCAATAAACATGATTGAGTATTTCGGGTGCGGGCGGGAATTTATTTACCTCGCTGGGCGGCACATAACGCTTACTGCGATAAGCCGCCCGCTTTTCGGCGCAAGACAGGCACTGCCCGAGCCTGCGCCCCGTTTTCCCCCGCGCCGTTACCGGATACTCAGTTTCCGGCTTCGCCTTTTTGCACACATTGCAGACATAAATTTTCATGCCGCCTCCCGAACCAAATAAGCTCCCGGCCAACCTGAGCGCACAAATGACAACACCGCGCCGAGCGAAGCAAAAAACTGCCTTCGTCCGTCCGGCCAAACCAGTACCGGACCACCGTTACCGACCAACACATCGGCCACGCGCCAATCTTCGCCTGCAGCCTCATAGTTCCAAATCGAATAATTTATCGCCATACCTCAAACCCCTCCTTTCAGACGGCCTTCCCGCCGTTTCGTTTCCGTATCCAATCTCGACACGGCCACCATACTCAGCCGCACCGCCTCCGGCGCGTCGGCAAACCGTCTTTTATTCAACTTCGCCAAATCCGCCCTGCGGACAGGTATCAGATTTTCGATCGCGTTATTCGTAAAGTCGCCGTCTACATGCAACAGCAGAAAACCGTCATCTAACTTCCTGCCTGCGGCCTCCCACACCAAATAAGACTTCATCTTCCACACATTCGGCTCGGCCACCTTCACCCAAACCACACCCTTAACCGTCCGCTCTGCACCTACCGGCTTGATGTTTTTCGGGCAGTGCCCTTTTTTAAAACTGCCGCTGTTTGCCTTCAGCCTGCCCGTACCGGCTACTGACGCATTCCACGGCACCATCCCCTTTGCAAAAAAGCCTGTCCGCCCCGTCATCCACCCCTTGCGCTTACACAGCGCGCTGATATTGTTCTGCATCACCGAGCGGCCGAACCGCTCGTTAAATGCCGCCGTCAGCTCCCGCCTCGGCATCTCCCGATTGGCGGAAATAAAAGATAATTCCGCCTCGTTGTAAGAAATAGGCTTACCCTTGGCCATCTTTCTTCCCCCCCAACATCTTCGGCAAATCAAAACTCCGCCCGCCGTATTCGGCCTTCAGTTTTTCGGCCTCGAGCACCACCTGCGCATTGCCGATAATCCTATCGGCCATACCGCCTATCGCCTTCGCCCGCTCTATCTCTTTGCTTAAATCCTCGCCCGCCAAATCCTCGTCGCCCAAACGCTCCAACTGCGCAAACAAATGATTGTTCAAATCTTCCAAACTGTTTTTCATTTTTAAACCTCACCAATCAATTTACTTTTCAGACGGCCTACGCCTCACTTAAGCCCGCTCTCCAAATCCTCCGCTGTCGGCTCAAACGGCAAATCGGGATAAATCCCCCGCGCAATCGGCATTTCTTCCGCAGCCACCGCCGCAGGGTCAGCCTCTGCCGCCACCGCCACCGCCTCATGCCGCGCCGTACTTGGACGCTCCGGCACACAGCCGACTGCGGCAAACGTCAAAACCACCGCCGCGAACAGCACGGCCATCCGCAGCACAAACACAAAAACAGCTTCAATAAAAACATCCTTAACCATCACACATCTCCGCAAAATAAATAAACCGGCAAGCCCGAAGCCAAACGGACGAAACTGTCGCCGCCGCCGCTATCACTGCACCGCCACACCCCACCGCCGACCAGTGGCGCAAGCGCATCCTGCACCCTCAAGCCGTCGGCATCGTCATACACCCAAATCGACACGGACACATAAGCCAAACCACCCAAACTCACACGGCACGGCAGTCCATCCAACACATCCGACAAAGCCCGAATATCATCCGACCGTTTGGCCGCATCGGCCTGCCAATCCGCCAACCGCCGCATTCTCAGCGCACACGCATCGGCCACCATCTTGTCCAAATTCATACCGCCTCCCGTTGCATCTGCTTAGCCAACTCAGCCAACTCTTTCGCCCGGCTCAAATCCTCCGTATCAGGCTCAATACCGAGCTTGTGCGCCAAACCCAACTGCTCCGACACCAGTCCGTCCATTGCCGCCAAATATCCTCCGACCTCAAAGCCCCGCATCACCGGCAGCGGCAGGCCGAACGCCCCCGCCACCTGATTGACCTGCCTCATCAGCCCGTTTATCTCGCGGCACAAACCGGCCAACTGCGCCAAACCCTCGCGCTGCCCGTTGCCCAACAAACGCCCCCGCAAAGCAAACACATCGCCGCCCCGCATCAGGCCGTCCGAACCCGCCGCCCGCGAACGCCGCGCATCGCGCTCCAAGCCGTTCATCACCGGCAGCAAATCCGCCTTTGCCCGCGCCAACCTGCGCTGCATGGCAACCATGCACCACTCCGCATATTTGCTGCGGTACATGCGCACCGGCTGCGGCGCGAACCGCCAATCTTTTGATTTATTTTGTTCTTTATTTTCAGTCATTTAAAAAACCCTTCGCGTTTTTCGGGCATGCAAAAACCCCCGCCGTCTGCAAACGGCGTTGGTTTACCCTGTCAGGCTAAAGCAATTCTTCTTGAGATTTAGCCAGTTCGGCCAGCACGGCAGCCTCGGCGCAACCGCTGATTTCCGGCGGCGTGTTGCCGCCGTCCCGATAAAACCGGCTTGGCGGACTAATCGTCGCCGTTATCTCAAAAACCCCCGTCCCGGCCCATCCGCAGATCGCATTGGTACACCGCAAATAAAACAACCGGCTCAATGCAGTCTGCTGCTCACTTGTCCGCACCACACACGGCTCACCGCAAGCCGGGCAAGGATGGGGAGGCATGCGCAGCCTTCCCGCTTCGTTTACAGCCCTGTTTTTAACTGCCATCCCTTAACTGTCATCCCGCACAAAATAACGCTTAGTCAGTTCAATCACCGCGGCCTGTTCGGCCACCCCGCGCCGGAACACATCCAGCAAATCCGCCAACTCGCGCTCCGACACCTCGCCGTCGGCGGTAGAATCGCGCCATTTCTCCACCATCTCGCCCACATGGGCGATAACGGACAAAAAATGCGCGCTGATTTCCTCTTCGGCCAACGCCGCGCAGCAAACATCGTCCGGCAGGCGCACAAACACCCCGCCGCTTTCCGCCGCCACCGCCTCCGCGAAATCGTTGCGGCCTGAAATGCGCTGGATCGCCAACGCCTCCTCGATGGACACCCGCTGCCCTTTGACCTGATACAGCCTGTTTTCCAAGGCCGTGCGGCTCGAAAGCCCCAGCGCGGCGGCGACAGACGCATAACCCCCGTCCACCGAATGCGCCATGTCTTTAATGGCTCGTTTAATTAAATCCATAAATCCCCCTGATAATTCTTGGTTACGCGCCGTCAAAGGCAAGGCTAAGATACACACACCTCGCCGATGACCGGCGGCACATCCGACAGCTACGCCGCCCGTGCCAGCCACGCTTCCCATGCCGACTGGGTGGACACGCACTTGTAGTCTCGCGGAGTAGCGCAATCCGCCCCGCTTTTCAGCCATTCGCCGTCGCCGCGCCCCTCGACCCATGCCTCGAATTTAGGGCGTTCGGCTTCTATCAATTCGGCGTCGTAGTAGTCGGCTGCGCATGTCATATTGTGTTGGTGTTGCATTTTCTTGCTCCTGTCTTAACGGCTTCCGCCGCTGGGTTTGTTTAGGGTTGCGGACGGCCTGAAGCCTGCCGCATTGGATTGGATAGGGTTGAATTTGAATCGCCGTGGGCGGCGGTATTTAAGATGCGGCTGCTTTACTGCACACGATGCGGGCGGCATCAAGTGCGGCAGCGCGGACGAACGTGCTTAACGGCATACGCTGATTTTCGGCGGCGGCGCGGATAACGGCCGCATCCTCTTTCAGTACCCATACTTGCACTAGAGTGGAGTGTGCCGTCCTCGGCACAGGTTTGTTTTCTTCGGCTTTCATGATATATTTGCCTTTCGCTGTAATTCGTTTGTAATGTTGCTTCGTGGTGATGCACATAATAAAACACTTACAGCTTATTATCAAACTAAAAGCGTATCAAATATTACGCTTTTAGCGTATATGATTGATTATATATGGTAAATAGTTTTGTTATCTAACAGCATTGAACGCGCAAAAACGGCATTAGGCGTAAAATCTGATTACGAGTTAGCCCAAAAGCTGAATATTACGCCAAGCTCCGTTGGTGGCTACCGGAAGAGGGGCAACGTCCTACCGCTTGAGCAGTGCATCAAAATAGCCAATCAAACCGGCGTATCGCTGGACTGGCTGATTTTGGGCAAAGGCGACCAAAAGGGCGGCACGGCGACATCCTCCCTTCCTGCGTACGCAGGCGAGGGCGACGGCATGCCCGCCGTCGGCTTCGTCCCGTTGTACGACATCACCGTCAGCGCGGGGCACGGCGCATTGTTCGACTACGAGCACATCATCCAATGGGTACCGTTTGATTCCCGATGGCTGGCCGCCGAAAACCTCAATGCGGCCGACTGCGTCTGCTTTTCCGTCGGCGGCGACAGCATGATGCCCGGACTGGCCGACAGCGACATTGTGCTGGTCAATCGCACCCGCCAGCGCGGCGACGGCGTATTCGTCATCCGCATCGGCGAAGCCCTCCGCGTCAAACGCCTGCAATGGCTGGCCGACGGCACCTTGCGCATCAGCAGCGACAACCCGCTCTACCAGCCCGAAGTGTTGAATCCGACGGTTTACGACGAAACCCAATTCGCCATCATCGGCGCGTGCCACAGCCGCATCGGCCGCGTATTCTGATTTCATTGCCGCCCGTTGTTTTCGGGCGGCTGTTTTTTTGCCATCTGAACATGACAAACAGCTTTAAAAACCAAGCCGCCGCATTGGCCGCCCGCCATCGCGCCCTTTTGTCCGCCCTCCTATACATCGGGCGGACGGGTAACGGCAGGGTAGATTGGCACGCGCGGCGCGAAGTGAAAGACTGGATATTGCGCCTCATGCAAATAGACACCTTGGCCGCCCAAATCAAATCCAAGTCCGCGCAAGAAACCGTAACCGCATTTGCCGCCGTCGCCCGCAAGGCCGAAGCCGACAAAAAGCCCGCACCGGCAAAACCCGAAGCGGTCAAACAGGCCGAAAAGCTGCTGGCCGAGCGGGAGCGGATAAAAAAGCACTACGGCGACCTCAAAGACATTCTCAACGGCCTGCCTGCGGCCACCACGCAGGCAGAATTTGAATCCTTGCTGCATCAGGCCAAATCACAATCGCCCGACTTGCTGGAAGAGGCAATGGCCGCAGCAGGCAGCGTAGCCATTGCCGCACCCGGCGACATATCGGCCGCCCGTTCGGCCATCGGCACGATGAAAGACATTTGGGGCGGCTGGGTAACTCTGCCCGACGGGAGGCGTTTTTAAATGACCCAAAAATCAGGCTTTACCATCTTGCCCGTAGGCGGCAGCTTCGAGATGGACTACATCAATTTGGACGGCGTCCTCAGCCGCCGCATCATCGACGTCCGCGCCTTCGTCTTTAGCGGCGATGGTTATATTCAGGCGTTCTGCCACGAACGGCGGGCAGTCAGGACATTCAAATACGGAGGAATCATCGGGCTGGTTGATTTGGAGACTGGCGAAGTGATTGACCCCGCACATTTCTGCCAACACCTCAAGGCTCGGTACGACCAAGCACCGGAGCGGCAGATGGATGTTTTCATCTCAGACTTGGCACCGATTATCGACATCCTCGTCTATACCGCCTACTGCGACGGCAAATACGCACCGTCCGAACAACGCTATATTGCCCAATGGCTGACAGACAAATCCGAAATGGGCACCGATTTCCTGGCCTACGCGCTGGACAGGATGAAAAAACACCCCGTTCCCGACTTTTTCGACTTTTCCGCCGCCGTGCGGGCGGTCAATCAACGCTTTCCCGAATGGCGGCCGGCAATTTTGGAATATGCGCGCAATGT